AAGGTCTCGAGGAAGGCGTTGATCGTCGTCGACTTGAGCTCGGGGTAGGTCTGGCGAACCACGATCCAGCGCGAGCGGCGCTTGCCGTCCCGCTGGCGCGGCTGCTCCGAGCAATGCCTGAGCATGCGCATGATCGCCGCGCGCGTCTTGCCCGAGCCGATGGGGCCCTGAATGATCGCCGCGTCGCTGTTGTCGAGCAGAAAACGATCCAGCGTCCAGCCGTCCGGCTCGAACGTAATCGGTCGCGGCTCTGCCGCCTGAATCTGCGCCTTGGTCTTCCCGCGTGCCATGGGCGCCACAACGCCGCCGGCGGGGCCGGGCCTCAACGCACGGCGGAGGGTTGGCGCGCTGGGAAGGGGTCGAACCTCCGGCCTCCGGGTTCGGAACCCGATGCTCTATCCGGCTGAGCTACCAGCGCGTGGGGGCGCCGGCCCAACCGAGAAACCCCAGTCCTAAGCCGACGCCTTTGCTGCGACTGGGATTCGAACCCTTCGGCGAGCATCACGCCTACAACCAACCGTCGTGCTCTTCGGAATACGCAGCGTCACCATTTGAAACATCGGCGGCGGCCGGTGTCAACCCTCCGGGTTCGCCGCGGCATCCATGTGCAGGGCCACGGCGTTGACGTCGCGCAGGCGGTTCATCCAGCCCTCGCCGAAGGTCTTGAAGGTCGGCAACTGCTCGAAGAAGGTCTTGCGCAGCCGGCGGATCTTCTCAATCACCTGCCCCGGCTTGGCCTTGTGGATCGCATCCAGAGTGCGCGGGCCGATCACGCCGTCGTCGGGCACGCCCACGGCCAGTTGCAGGTAGCGCCGCGCACGGGCCGGGCCGCTGTTGACCGCCAGATCGAACACCATCAGGTCGATGCCCGGCGGCAGGACGTCGCCCTGCACCGCCTGCCAGTACCAGGCGCGGTAGATGCGGGAGGCCTCCACGACGGTCAGGTCGCGCACGTTCAGCTTGGACACCGGACCCTGGCGCCACGCCTGAAGCGTCTTCAGGGTGATTCCCATGTTCGTCGCGCCGCCCGGATCCTTCGGGTGGTCGACGTACCCGCCCTCGTGCTTCAGCACGACTTGCAGGCACGGCTCGAAGTTGTCCCTCACGTCAGCGTCTCCAGAATGAACTGCGCTTCCGACTTGCCGATGTCGGCGACGACGTAGCGGAGAATGTCGGAGTGCGAATGCTTTGCGGTGATGACACGCGCGCCGTCGCCGTCTGCCGTGAAAGTCTCGCCCTCGGCCAACTCGATCAACGGGGTCTTGATCTCCCTCACGCGGAGTCCTTTCGGTGGCGCCAGGCCTGCACGGTTGAGACGATGTGCTCGGCGGAGGGCGCGATCAGGTAGTAGGTCGCCAGCAGCCCGATCATGCCGAGCAGTGCGTAGATGACTCCGGGTAGGTCCTTCGCCAGCACGCGGTCGACGCACGCTGCGATCAACAGCAGGCAGGCCACCGTCACGCCGAAGACCAGCAGGCGCCGCCAGGTCCACTTGGACTCCGGCAGGGGGTCCTGCGCATCGATCACGAGACCGTCGCCCAAAGCTGCACCGCGGCCCAGCCGGCGAAGGCCAACAGGGCGGCCCAAATGGCGAGCTCAAGGCGGCCGATGCGGGACTTCACCTCGACGAACAGATTCTTCATGTCCGTCATCCGCTCCTCGCACCGATGCTCATGCTGCGAGGCCCACGCCTCAAGCGTGGCGACGCGCTCGCCCTGCGTATGGGGTTGCGCCATGCTCGGATCCGCGACTGGAAATTGAACGATCGACATGGCCTTGAATGGTGGCCAGACAGCGCGATCACTCAACGCACGGACGCACCCCTAGAGGTCGGCGCTGAACTGGACTCGCCACAGCACGCCGGGGTTGGTCCCCAGCACTGTGATGGTCCCCGTGGCCGTAAAGCCCAGCCACAGCTTGCCCGCCGAGTTACAGCGAACTCGCAAGCCGCCGTTCATCGTCCATTGGGTGTTGCAGCACAGCGCGTTGCTCAGCACCGCAGCGCCGGCGGCGGTCGAGACCGAAAGCCACGGAATCACCTTGGTCAAATCCGCCGCCGCCAGCACGGTCGGGGAGTCGTTCGTCCAGGTCGAAGCGGTCGGGTTGTCGTTGAACAACACCGGGATAAGCGCAACGTTGGTCGGGGCCGCGTCGGCGCGCTGCATGGAGTGAACCAGCGTCACCGAAATCCATTTGTTGGCCATGCTGACGCCGGTCGCCGCGCTGATGTCCAGTTCGATCAGCGAGCCGACCGCATCGTTCTGGATATAGGAACCAGAAGGCGTGAACGTGCCGCTGATTGAGAACGATTGCGGCGTGGACACGGCCGCGCCGGTCGTGGCGTCGATCAGCACGATGCCTTCCGCCTTGGCCGTCGCGGCGGCGCCATCCGACCGGCGGGTGGCGGGGACGTCGAACAGGGGGCGGGAATTGGACTCGATGCCTACGGCCATGGGGTTCTCCGGCTAGATGCCGGGAACGTCCATCAGGGGCGACTTGGCCTCAACGCACGGGGCTAGGCCGCCGCGGCTGGCACCCGGTTGCCTTTGCGCAAGTTTTCTTCGGCCGTCACGATCTGAAGGTTCCACGGCACATGAAGGCCGCTGACGTTCTTGCCCAGCAACGGTACGATATGATCGACATGCCATGGCCCTCCGGGCCTTGCGCGCGCCTCGTGGTAGATCGCCGCCATTTCCCGCCGGTGGCTGTCGGTCAGCCAGGGTGGAGTGGCGCACTTCCGGGCGCGGTATCGCCGAGTCCTATACTCATGATCTGCATGCGGATTGCGCGCCTTCCACGCCGCCTTGATCTCACGCGTGCGCTCCCGGTTTTTCTCCGCCCAAATGCGACTGCGCCGTTTATCGTGTTCGCAGTTGGCTCGATAGCGTTCGGCTTGGGCTCCGGGATTCTTGCGGCGCCAGCGTTCACCGGTTTGCCGGCTGTATTCCTTGAACCTCTGCGGGTCGCGATCACGCGCCTTGCCCAAGTTCAGCAGCTGACAATCCAGACAGGTCCAGTTCGACACTAGCCGCTCTGCGACATGACCATTCTTGCATGGCTCGCCAGTGAAGTACCTGCTCAAGCCAGCGGCCATTGCGTCGCTGCGATTGATGACAGACTGGACTAAGCCGCGCTTTTTTGGCTGCCCCACTTGTTCCGCCTCCACGTCAGGTACTCTGCCGCCTCCTCCAAGCTAAACCACGGCTTGATATAGCGGACTGGATCGTGAGCATACTCCGGATCGACAGTAACCGCTAGAGATCGCGCCCAATTCTCCTGCTTGAAGTGCTTTGTTTTCGCGTACTTATCCATGTCTTTGTACGCGCCGCAGCGGAGTCCGTGGCAAAGCCGCACCGGATCATTATGCCACACCGGCATATAAGCAGTAGAGTGGCGGTGGCCACAGGCCATGATGTGGTCTCGGTAGCCAAACAGTGTTTCCCTGACCATCGCATGGGCGCCGTTGAACTGCGAATGGCCAGGGAAGTCGTGCCGAACGTGCATCGTTAGTTCCGCGCCCGCCGGAAGGACCAATCTCAGCCGCGCGCCGTCGTTCTCATACAGGCCGGAGATAGCCCGCATCTTGTGCATGATCTCTACGGCGTCGCCGTGCTCGGATCCCCACTTGTCATGGTTCCCGCCGATGTTCAGGAGCCACGGAAGCTGCGTGAACAGCCACTCGACCAGCATCAGGGATTGCTTTGATGTGATCTCCTGATCGGCATACAGGGCCATCAGGCGACCGATCCAGTTGTTGCGATGGTCGCCGACCCCCACCGCCATCATTCCATGCGTGTCGCGACAGGCTTTCACGTCGCGCTCCAGGTCGCCCCAAGCACACCCCGGATCGTCCACATGGGTGTCGCCAAAGAAGGCAATCCCGATTGGGCCATCTACGCCGACGCGAACGGTCTGGAGCCTCTGTGCGTCTTCAAGGGCCTTTCGCCTGCCGTGGCGATCCTTGAGCAAAGCGATCAGCGTTTCCGCGTCAGGCTCGCCATCGTCGGGCAGGCCGTCAACCTCGAAGATCGGGGCGCCGGCTTTCGGCCGGTAGAAGGCCTCGTCCCACTTGAGCCCGTACTTGCGCGCCCCCGTCGCCAGCCGGTTCTCCATCGTCTGGCGGCTGATGCCCATGCGCTCGGCCGCCTCACGCACGGCGCCGCGGGTTGTCGAGGAGGGGTTGGGCGGAAAGCCCTCGCCCAAACACTCGTGAATCACCTCGATCGCACGACGGACTTCGTCCTCGCTGACCTGCGCGCCCCTGGTCATTGCTCGATCTCCCGGCACCATGTGGCGCTCTTGTCCGCGCGTCGGTTGCCCTCGCGCCCCCAGGCCGAGAACTCGGCCAGCCATGTCAGATACGAGGCCGTGGCCACGCGCTCGTCTTCAGTCGCCGGCGCCGGGAACCCGGCAGCGTCCGGCACCCGCGGCTCAGGGCCGGAGCTCCCCGCCTTCACGTCCGGCGGGCACGGGCGCGCCGGCAGACTGGCCGACAACGTCTCGCAACTCGCCAGCCCCAACGAGGCCACGAGGAGCAGAAGGGTCACGGGGCGCATAGACGATCCTCTCGATGGTTCGGCCGGCCTTCATCGCCGCCGCCGCGTTGGTCTTGCAGGCCGCCTCCAGATCGCCCCACGCCCGGTCGGAGTCGGCGGCGGCGAGTTTGAGCGCGTCCTTCCATGTCTTGGTCTCAGCCTTCGCCGCGGTGATCTCGCCGTCCCGCTTGCCGATGGTCTTGAGCGCGGACGAGTAGCCCCAGCCGAGCAGCGCGTTCGCCGAGAGCGAGACGGCCAGAGCGATGCCGAGGACGCGGGTGATCATCGGTTGCGCCACATGGCGTAGGCCTGAAACAGAAGCAGCAGCGGCCAGACCAGCAGCGCCGCAGCCACAGTCGCGACCTGCTCCTCGACCTCCGGGCGATCCCCCGGATCGTCGGCCAGGTACACGCCCACCACGAGGCCGGCGCCGAAGGTAAAGTAGGCGGTCGTCAGGAGGGTGAGCAGGTCCATGGTCAGGAGTCTTTCGGCTCAGGGTTGAGGTTGCTACGCACAGGCTGCACCGGGTCCTTGGTCCCGTCCTCGCGGAACACAGTCGCCACCTCGGGCGAGGACACCAGCAAGCGGCCACCCGCCAGCTTCGCCACCTTCGCGCCCAGAGCCGTCAGCTTCGGAGTGATCGAGCGGCGCTGCATCAGGCGGCCACCCGCACAGGTGCGGCGGGATGCCGCAGCCATTCACCATATTGGGTATTTGCCAGCGGGCGGGCTCTGCCGTGTGATGCGGGCATGAAGATCGAGATGATCGCCGCGTTCCTGGCCACAGCCGCCCTCGTCCGGGCCGCGCAGTCGTCAGCAACCGCCACACACGCCTGCCGCCGGCAAACCAGCAAAGCCCTCGCCATGCTGGCCAGAACCGGGCCGGCCGGCGACGCTGCCATCGAGCACCTGGATCGACGGTGCCGGGTGTGCCGCGGGTGCGTCATGGCCACCTCGGAGGCTTCAGAACCAGAACAGCCGTGATCGCCAGCAGGATCAGGGCCACGCTCAGGATGAAGCCGCCGGTCATAGGGCATCAGCCAGAAAGCTACTGGCGCTGTCCGCGTCGTCGGCCACAAAGCCGTCCGGTGCGGTGTAGCGGGCGCGCAGATCCTCGAGCTCCTTGGCCGCGTCCAACTGCGTCAGCGTCGCGCCCGTCAGCCAGCGGACCAGGCGCTTGAACTCGAGCAGGTCGTCCTCAGTCAGTGGGCGGGTCATGGTCGGGGCTCCGGGGTGTCAAAAAATTTCGGGGGCGAGCGTGTTGGGTGTCGCTATTTGTGACAGGGTATCGGTCGAGAATTTTGTATGTCGGACACCTACGCGGGGGCTCGGAGCGCCGATTTTACCCCCCGCCCCCTCCCGATCACGGCCGGCCAGCATGGGGGGTAGGGTCGAGGCCCTTTGACCGGGCGCCCCTGGCAAATGGCCCCTCGCCAAACGGCTCCCGTTCAGCGGCACGGCACTAGGGGGGCCCGTCATACTTCACCCGAGTCTGACGGCTTGGCGTCTATCACCTTGTAGGATGGCGCTTCGATGACGCCGGGCAACCGCTGGTCTAGCGGTTGACCGCCAATATCGACGGCTCTCGTGATAATCTGGATCAGCTGCGACGGTCCAGCCTGGCCCTTGGCGTCAGGCGTGAGCTCACCGGCCGCATCGAGGAACGTGCGCGAGGCCTTCAACCGGACGTCTTCGGAGGCGGCGTTTGCGGCCAGATCGGCGACGGTGAGCCATGCCTTGGAGGTCTGAGAGTCCAGCCATGCGCGCTTTACACCGGCCCGGAACGCCCGAACGTGCGGTTTATGCAGCGCCTGAATGAGCGAATGCTCACGGTATCCAACGGATTTGGCCGCATCGGCGATTGTGTAACCCTGCTCAACAATGAGCCGGATGGCGGTCTCTAACGCCGGCCGTATGCGCCCGTTAGTGATAGGCGACCCATCACGCCGGACCATGTTAGGCGCGCTGTCTGTCACGCCGTCACCCGCATCTGATCAGCGACTTCGACGGGCGCCAGCAACAGCCGATATCCCAAGGCCTGAATCCACACCTCGCCCATGGCTGACAGGTGCAGCGCTTTGCGGCCGGACGGCTTGTCGCCATGCTCGAGCTTCGCCGTGTAGCGATCCGAAAAGCCGGCGTGCGCGTCTAGCTGTTCGCACGTCATGCCGCGGGCCCGTCTGATCTCTGCCAGGGCGCCGGCCATGTCGAGCCGGTTGGTGACCAGGTAGACGGGCGCCGGGGCGACGGGCGCCGACTCGGTCACGCCGGACTCGCTTGATGGACTAGCTCTGTAACTGATCACGCCGGCCGCTCCCGTCGCCATGTGTGACTATGAGACTGACAGCGACGGGTTAGCGTTTATGCAATGGGTTGCGCAGGGTCACAATGCCCGCCTGGACCGTCTCGCGATCCCTCGCCCATCTGGCCCGATTTCAAGGCGTCACTGACATCTAGGGTAGAATGAACCATATAATGGAATATTACCTTTTTGGGGGTATATTAGACTCTAGTGACGCCGGTGACGCCCTGTTTTCCCCTTATGGCATAAGGGTTTTATTTTGCCTATTTTTTAGGCGTCAGTGACGCCTTGGCCTATTAGTTAAGTTTTTTCAGAAATTGCCCCAAGGCGTCACTGACACGCCCCTATCTCTAGTGACGCCTTGACGCCCCGTTACATGCCAGTGCTCGCCCCCTCTCGCGCGTAGGCGCGGGCGCCCGCATGGCTGGTCAGGCCGATCCACGGCCGCGAATGTGACCGGTTGACACAATGGAATGTTGTGACTAATGGTGACGCTTAGGCGGTCAACGGGACCGCGAGGGAGACTCGAAAATGACCTTTCTGAAAAACCGCCCGGCTCTGTCGCTGGCCATCGCCGGCGCCGCGCTTGTGTGGGGCGACCTCGACCCCTTCACTCGGGGGTATGTCGAGGCGATGTTCGCGGATGTGTGCGACGACGAAGTCGACGTCGCCGGCCTCAATGCGTTTGTGCAGGCTGGGAACGATGCGCGGCTGAAATATCGACCGTTCGGATTCTCCGACCTCGCTCCCGAGACCCTCGCGCGGATCATCGCGGACTGTGAGTACGTCACCGCCAACATGCGCGGCAAAGACCGCCATGTGCGCGAATTGACAGACGAGGGCGCGGCCTTTTGGCGGGCTCGGCGGGGTCGCGGCTCTTATGGACTGTCGCCCCTGATCCTCACCATCGGCGAAGACGGCAAGGTCAGGTTCGCGGGCGCGAGCCGATGACCCGCCCCCCCGTCCGAACCGTGACCGTCCTGCGCCTGCTAGGCGAGGCGGTCCTGATCTTCGCGGCCTTCGCCGCTCTAGGCTTCGCGCTGGTCATAGCCGGCGCGCTCCTCAACCCAACCTATGGAGTCTGATCAGATGGCCAGTTTTGAAACCGCCCCCGAACATGACGCGCGGCCGTTCGATGCCGTCGACCGTTGGGGCGAAGTGTTCACGGATCGCGCGGCCTTCGCCGCGGCCTTGGCGCCGCACCTTGGCGGAACATTCACGCGCGACCCTGAATCCCCGGAAGGCGCGACTTATGGAGTCGTTCGTATCGAGCTCACCACGCTTGGACTCAGGATCGTGATTCACGCCAAGCACGGCGCCAATTCGCGCGGCCGCCTTAGTCTCGCGATCTGCGCAGCCGGGCCCCTTGCCTATGACAACGGAGTCAAGTTTCCCTCCTCGATCACGATCGACTCCGGCCGTCCGCTGGAAACCTTGGCGCGTGACGTCTCGCGGCGCCTGATAGAGCCATCCGCCGGGCCCCTCGCGGCTTTGCGTCAACGCGCCGCGGAAAAGGCGGCCGCCGAACAATCGGCCGAGTCGACTCTGGCCAGCTTGCAAAAACGCTTCCCCGGCGCGCGGTTTTCGCTGGCATCCGACAGGGTGCAAGTCGACGTCTCAGGACCGTCCGGGCTCTATATTCACGCCAGGATGCGCGACGGCCGACTCTATATCGAGCGCGCGGGGTCGTTTGAGCCCGAACACTCCTCGCGGATTCTCGCGGCGATCTTCGGCGATAGGGAGTCTTGATCGTGACACCCTATGAAGCCCGCGAAGTCCTGACTCGTTGCCGCGCCCATGGCGATTTTCACAGGCTGGACTCGGAAGCCGTGGAGTCGATCATTGCGGCCGCCGATCGCCATAAATACCGCCAGCCGCGCAACGCCAACGGAAGCCGGGCCCGATATTTCCACGCCTTCCTGACTCGCGTCGCGGCGCGCGCCACCCTCGCTAAGCTCGTGGCAACGCTTAACGGGCCCGTGCTTCGCGTCTCGTGGGTCAAGCACGGAACCTGCGAAGCCGGCGAGTTCCTGACACGCTGGCCAGATGAAGCCGACGCCTTCCAAGCCGAAAAGGTCGCGGCCGGTTGCGAAGTCGAGCGCGACACCCTGAGAACATGACGCCAGCGAGAGGGGCCCGGTTCGCGCCGGTGCCCCCTGTCGCGGGCGCCATGCCCGGAACCTCAACAGGAGTCCGACCGATGAACGATCAACCGAATCCCGCCGAATTCGCCCTGGCCATGTATGCGACCGCGTGCGAGTCCCACATGCGCCGCGACTGGCGGGAAGCCTGTCACGCGCTGGCCAAGGCCTTGAAAGCCGAACAGTTGGCCAGCGCCAGCCGCGCCACCCTGGCCACGGCCGCGCCGATGCCGGCGACAAAGGAAGTTGCGCAAGACTCGCCCGAAGGCCGTGAGCTCATGGCCAGAATCAACGCGACCGTGAAACCGACTCCGGCCAAGGCGCGCGCGGTCAAGGCGACGGCGCCGGCCGGATACAACATGACGGCCGGAAGCCTGGCCAGCGCCCTGCGCATGCTGGCCAAGGTCTCGCCCGCGCGCTCGACCATCCCCATCCTGTCAACCGTCCTGATGCAAGCGGCCGGCGACATCCTGACTCTGACATGCACGGACATGGACAAGGCCTTGGCCATCGACGTCACGGCGCCCGGAATCGGAACCTGGCAAGCCTGCCCGGACGTGCGTGACGTTCTGGCCATGGTCGCCAAGGCGCCCAAGGGCGAGCCGGTCACGATCTACCAGAACGCGACGGGAATCGGCCTGACAGTCGCCGGCATCGTGCGCGCCCTGCCCGCCCTTAAGCCGTCCGACTTCCCCGCGCTGGACACGGGCGAGCTCTACCCGCTCGAGCTCGACGGCGCCGAGATTGTCGAGGCGCTGCGCTTCGTCTCGCCCGCCATGAGCACGGAGGAGACGCGGTTCTATCTGAACGGCGCCTATCTCGCTCGCCCGACCGTCAACGGCGCCCATAGGCTTCACGTCGTGGCCACGGATGGCCATAGGCTTCACCGTTGGGAAGGCGAGCCGCTAGACGCCAAGCCGGGCGCACTGGTAGCCGGGACCATGGCCCCGCCCATGATCATCCCTCTCGACACGGTCAAGGCGATCCTCGCCATGGGTGGCGACGGCGCCGGGCTGACGATAACGGGCAATGCGAAGTTTGTGACCGCGACGGCCGGACCCGTGCGCCTGGCGTCGCGCCTTATCGACGGCTCCTTCCCTGATTACATGCGAGTCATCCCTACGTCGCACGCCTACACGATGACGGCGGACCGCGCGGGCCTGGCGTCGGCCGTCGCCAACGTCGCGACGATCTGCGACACGGACTCGCGCGCGGTCAGGTTCACCCTTAACCATGCGGCCGGCTCCCTCGCCTTGGAGGCGCGCAACACGGAAGGCGGAAAGGCGGCCGCGACTCTGGACGTCAAGTCAGACGCGAAGGCATGGGGCAAGGCGCACGGAAAGAAAGGCGAGCCGGCGCCGGTTGCGCCCGAGTCGCTGGAATGGGGACTCAATGCGTCCTATGTGCGCGACGCGCTGGCCAGCTTG